AATTAAGTAAATAACTTATTGGCCTTGTGTGGCAACAAGGAAGTGGGCCGAAGAGGTAACCAACCATAAGGAGATAAAATAAACAAGTTGGAAAAAATTAATAGTTAGTGGTAGTGATGCCGCTATACCAAGTGTATCGACATTAAATGGTGATTTCACGATTGATGCGTCTGGAGATATCGTTCTCGACGCAGACGGAGCGGACATTGTATTAAAAGATGGTGGAACACATTTCGGTAGTTTTAAAAGAGTTACATCAGACTTAGTAATCAAATCAGAAACAAGTAACAAACATTTATTATTAAAAGGTAATGATGGTGGAGCAACCATAACTGCTTTAGATTTAGATATGGAAAATGCAGGAAATGCACTATTTAATGCTAACATATCAGGTTCTCAAATAGAAGCGAGTGGAGATGTAATTGCATTCGGTTCATCAGACGAAAGACTTAAAGACAACATACAACCAATCACAGAACCATTATGGAAAGTAAGTCAAATTGGTGGTTATACATTTGATTGGAACGAAAACCAAGATACATACGAAGGACACGATGTAGGTGTTGTGGCACAAGAAATACATAAAGTATTACCAGAAGTAGTAGCAGAAAGAAGTAATGGATATCTTGGTGTTAAGTATGAAAAAATCGTTCCATTATTAATTGAATCAATCAAAGAATTAAAGAAAGAAGTTGATGATATCAAAGAAAAATGTGATTGTTTGAACAAATAACTTTATATTTATTATCAAACCAAACAGGAGTTATAATGGCTAAAAAATCAAAAGATATTAAATTTACCAAAGATGAATTAAATTCAATTGAAGAACTAAGAAACAATTATAACTCAGTTACAAATGCATTAGGTATGTTAGAAGTATCAAGAATGCAAGCTGAGAAAAGATTAGAAGCTATCGAGGGCGATAAAATTCGTTTGGAAACACAATACGAACAACTAACAATAGCTGAAAAAGATTTGATTAATTCTTTGACTGAAAAATATGGTCAAGGTAATTTAGATATCAATAGTGGTGTTTTTACACCAGTAAAATAAATTGGGTATTGGATACATTTTGAGATTTCAAAATGATATTTATACTTAACGAAATAACCTATTAGGAGAAACATAATGGCTGAAAGAATAGTCAGTCCCGGTGTATTTACTAGAGAAAAAGATTTATCATTCTTACCACAAGGAATCGGTGAGATTGGAGCAGCTTTAATCGGACCAACAGATATGGGTCCAGCATTTGTTCCAACTATCGTAAGAAATTTTGGTGAGTTCGAGGAAACATTTGGTAAAGAAAACGGAGACTTTTATGTTCCTTTTGCTGCGAAACAATATCTTCGCAACGCAGGAACACTAACAATCGTTCGTGTTTTAGGATTAGGTGGATATAAAAATGATACATTTGTTCTTATCGCAAGTGGTTCAGAAGCTTCAAAAAGGGGAGTAAAAGTATTAGCTACATTAAAACCTTCAAGAGGTGCTGGAGCATCTGCATTTATTGGTGGACCAACAAGTGGTTCTATTAATAGTAGTGCTAACTCAGCAAGTGCATTTACACTTGAATTAGATACAAACAATGACGGAACTAAAGAGAGTTTTAACTTATCATTCTCTACAAGTTCAGCAAACTACATTGGAAAAGTATTTAGTGAGAACCCACAAGATAATAACCAACCAGTATATGTATATTCAAACTTCCAAAACATGCAAAATCAAGTAGCGGGCACTGATGTTATCACATTCGCTACCGGTTCAGAGGAAAACTTCTCATTTGACTTTAAGGTGGCATCAACACCATCAATTCAATCACAATTAGTAAATGGAGCAAGAACAAATCTATTTACCGTAAAAACATTAGCTCACGGAACAAACCAAAATTCTAAATATAGAATTGGTATTTCTGATATTAAGAGAGCAGCAGATGTACCAGGTAGTGATTATGGTTCATTTAGTTTACAAGTGATTGTAAATAATCCAGGTCAAAATGATGACGGAACCGTATTGGAGAACTTCTCAAATCTTAATTTTGATGAAGAATCCACAAACTACTTACCAAGAGTTGTCGGTGATAGATTTATCACAGTAGATTCAAATGGTAAATTAACAACAAATGGAGATTATCCAAATAACTCTAAATACATTAGAGTAGCAGATATTGGTAATCTACCAAATATTTCAAGTGAACTAGTTCCTATGGGATTTGGAGCAGTATCATTACCACACGTTGTTGCATTAGGCACACCAAGTGGTAGTACGGTAGCAGCTACATTCCCAACTGCTTCATTTAAAGTAAACCAGTTAAATAGTCGTAATTCATTTGACTCAAATGTTTACTATGGATTAGATTTCAATAGTAAAGATAGTCAAGCATACTTGAAACCACTACCAACTAGTGTGGGAACAGGTAGTAATATGTCAATGAGTTTAGAAAATATGTCAGGAAGTGCGGACGCATCAGTATTAGGTAGTACATTTGCAGATGGCACTACATTTATTTCTTTAACTAATTCAGCATTAGGTCAAAGAAAATTTGCAGTTCCTTTCCAAGACGGATTTGACGGGTTTAATCCAGCAACAGAAAGAAAATCTGGAACAGATATTGTTGGAGATAACACACAAGGATTTGATTTAAGTGGAGCACTAAAAAGTGGTTCAGTTGCTTATAAACGAGCAATTAACACAGTATCAAATCCAGATGAATACGATATTAACCTAATGGCATTACCAGGTGTTATTCACTCAATTCATTCATCAGTAACAAACCACGCGATAGATAAGATTGAAGATAGAGCAGACGCATTCTTTATTATGGACGGCTCTCATTATTCAGCTTCTATTCAAACTGCGATTAATGATGTTCAAACATTAGACTCAAATTATGTTGGAACATATTATCCTTGGGTTAAAGTTCTTGATGAAGTGAAGAATAAACCAACTTGGGTTCCACCTTCAGTAGTTCTACCAGGTGTTTACGCAAACAATGATAGAATTGGACAAGAGTGGTTTGCACCAGCAGGTCTAAATCGTGGTGGTTTAACAGAAGTATTAGAAGCAAGAACAAGACTAACCAACTTGGAAAGAGATGATTTATACGAAAATCGTATTAATCCAATCGCAACTTTCCCAGGTCAAGGTGTAGTCGTGTTTGGTCAGAAAACACTTCAAGGTAAACCAAGTGCATTAGATAGAATCAATGTAAGAAGATTGTTGATTAACTTAAGAAAGTTTATCGCATCATCTTCAAGATTCTTGGTGTTTGAACAAAACACATCAGCTCTAAGAAATAGATTCCTAAACATAGTGAATCCATACTTAGACCAAGTTCAAGCAAATTCAGGTCTATCTGCTTTCAGAGTAGTAATGGACGATTCAAACAACACACCAGATGTTGTTGATAGAAATCAGTTAGTAGGACAGATATTTATCCAACCTACAAGAACTGCTGAATTCATCGTATTGGACTTTGTAGTTCAACCAACAGGAGCAGCATTCCAAGATTAATAGGAACGCAACCTATAAGAAAAACCCCCGAGATTTCGGGGGTTTTTTGTTCAAGGAAACAAATAGGTTCTTACGATTACGATATTAACACCTATTTTGGATAAATCGCAAAGGTATCTGCATATTCTGCCAAACAATTGTATTGACTTCTAAAATATCCATATTGTGGCTTACTCGTTCCACGATACCTAATTCTATAATTACCAGTCATCATCATTTCTCTAATAACTGGATTAAATCTAAATCTCATAGGAATACCTTTGTAAAGAGCTACTTCACCAGGAGTGGTGTTGTCATAATTTTCAAGATTTAATCTTGGTTGATTCTGATTAGCTTCATACAATTCCATAGGATTGTGTGCATATTGATAGACATTCATTGTAAATGTCCTATTGTCAAAACCAAAACATCTTGGAACAAGAGTATCTTGGTAATCTCTCATATAAATACCTTCGGTATCAGTCGTAATTTCTATATTTTCCATTTCATTTCCTTTTATATTGTTATCAATCATACTATAATATACTAAATCTTTTTGTAAAAGTCAAGTATTTTTTTAATTAATTTTCTTCGTCTTCTTCGTGGTTATCTCTTTCGTAAACTTCTTCTTCGCAATCATCACAAAGAAAAAATCCACCAGTTTCAACACCACATTCTTCACATATTATTTCATCAATCATACTATAATATACAAACAAAAAATGACAATGTCAAGTAAAACTTCAAAAAAACTTCAAAAAAGATATTGCTTTTACCTAACACTTTTTTCAGTTTTGTTATATTTATTACTGAGTTAATTTATAGGAGAAATAAAGTGGCATTTTTAGACCCAAATCAAATATTTTTTACACCATTTGAACCTAAGATGAAAAATAGGTTTATTATGGAGATTGAAGGAATTCCTGCATATCTTATCAAAACAATGGCAAGACCACAGGTATCGTTTGAATCAGTAACTCTTGACCATATCAACACAAAAAGATATGTAAAAGGAAAAGCAACTTGGTCAACATTAGAAATAACTCTATATGACCCAATCGTACCAAGTGGAGCACAAGCAGTCAATGAGTGGATTAGACAACATCACGAAGCAGCGACAGGTGTGGACGGATACTCTTCTGAATATAAGAAAAATATTAAGTTCAATGTTTTAAGTCCTAATGGAGAAAAAATTGAACAATGGGATTTAAGAGGTGCATTTATTACGACAGCAAACTTTAATACATTAGACTACGCATCTAATGAAGTAGTTGATATAAATCTAACATTACAATACGACTACGCTATATTAGAGTTCTAGGAGAAAAATTATGTGGGCAATATTTAAAGACAATAATGAATACAACGAGAAATCAATAATTGGTTTCGGCGCATTTACAATAATGGTTTTGTTTGCGTTTGCAGATGTTGTTACTGGACTTATGGGTAAAGATTTAGTTATCAATGATGTGGTATACAATTCTTTCCTATTCACTACATTAGGTAGTTTCGGTATCGCAGGTGCAGAAAAAGTTTTAAAAAAATAATAAGTTATTAATCTTAATTAATCAAGGAGTAAACAATGGCTGAAAGTCAGTATGGGTTTCCTACTGAAGTTCTATCTTTACCTTCACAGGGATTATTGTATCCCGAAGATAGTCCTTTGCGTAGTGGAACAATTGATGTCAAATATATGACAGCAAAAGAAGAGGACATTTTAACATCAAATAATTTAATTGAACAAGGAGTAGTGATTACTAAATTATTAGAATCAGTAATTGCAGATTCAAAAGTTAAATTAGATGAAATGTTAATCGGTGATAAAAACGCACTTATGATTGGGACAAGAATATTAGGTTATGGTGCAGACTATAATATAATGTTAACTGACCCCGATACAAAAGAAAGAGTAGAATACACCGTAAATTTGTCTGAATTAAAAAATAAATCAGTAGATGAGAGTTTATTAAAAAATGGAAATCTTTTTTCATTTGAACTACCTAATTCAAAACGAGTTGTAGAATTCAAACTGCTAACTCACGGAGATGAAAAGGAAGTTGGTGAAACTTTAAAAGGATTAAAAAAGGTCGAAGAACTCACAGGAGTATCACAAGAAATTACCACGAGATTGAAATATCAAATACAATCAGTAGACGGAAACAAAGAGCAAAAAGACATTGATAATTTTGTTGACAATGAATTTTTAGCACTTGACGCCAGAGCATACAGAAAATATGTTTCTGAATTAACACCAGATGTTGATTTAACATTTGAATACACAAGTCAAAAAGGTAAAAAACACACGATTGATATTCCTTTAGGGATAGAATTTTTTTGGCCAGCCGCCGACAAATAGGGCGGCTATTCACGAAGAACTCTTCAACATCGCCTATTATGGAAATGGGTTCAACCATAATGAACTCTACAATATGCCCGTACCATTACGAAGGTTTTATGCTCAGAAATTGATTGATGCTAAAACAAAAGAAGCAGAAGATATCAAAAAATCATCACAACAAAATGATTCACAAATTCCAAGACCGTCGTTTCAAAAATCTTAAAACTTGATATTTATTGATAGGAAAAAACTATGAATAGAAAATTTGTAAAAGAAAACAAACAAGTCTTACGAGAGTTTATCGGAAAACTTTTGAGTAATATATTACTTAGAAGAAATAAAAGAGAAATCGATAAGTATATCAACGCAGACCCTACTTTAAAAAAACATAGAGATGATATTAAAAAACTCAGAAAAAGTATGGAAGCTAGATTAGACAAGATGGAAAAATCAGCCCCTGAAGTGGTTGCTAATTTACGAAAAGCATCTTCTATATAAGTTTTTTTTAATCATTAACTAAATCACATATGGCGGAAAGCACAAAAGAACAAATAAAAAATCAAAATACTATTTTAGACCAACTAACTAAAATTAGTGAAAAGACCGTTGAAATAGCAGAAAATTTTAGAGACCAATTTGATGCTGCTACAACCGTTGAAACTGCCATTAAGGCTCAACAAACAAGAGTAGAAAATTTAAATACTCAATATGACGCATCAGTAAAGGTAATAGAAAAATCTTTTGAAGCGGCCCATAAAGCTGCTGATGACCTTAATTCAGCCATACTAAGTGGAAACGCAGAAGCAGCAGCTATAGCGGAAAAACAACTTGAAAATGCAAACCAGCAAATAGATAATGCGATAAATTTGTCTGGATATTTAGGAGAACAAGTTCAAGCTGAAGAAAAAAAATTAAAACTCCAACAAGCAGTAGAAGCTTCAGTACAAGCTCAAGCAGACAAAGCTAAAGAACTTGGTGATAAAATGAGTTCAGTTTTTAATGTTATACCGGGTGGAGCAACAATTAGTAAGTTTTTAGGATTTGACACATTAGGTGATGATATGCAAAAAGGTATTATTGATAGTTTAGATGATATCGAAGAAGATAGTACATCAACGGGACTTGCTTTGGGTGGAGTATTCAATGGATTAACAGCCGGACTAAATAGACTTAAAGTTGCATTTATGACAAATCCATTTTTAGTATCAGCAGCTGCAGTCCTAGCATTAGCTACGGGTAATCCGTTGTTTGTAGGAATAGGGGCCTTAGCAGAAAAGCAGCAAGAGATACTGCAGCTGAATTAGAAATTAGTGCACAAGCAACGAGAGAAATGACACTTCAGTTGAAAATGGCTGAGGGTCATATGAAAGTATTAGGTTTTGATTCCAGTAAACTACAAACCACATTAGCACAATTATCCGAAGAGTTCGGAACAATGGAAATGATTACCGTTGAAAATGCTAAAAACATTGAAATGATGGCTCAAGAAATGGGTGTGGCAGGAATTGAAATCGTCAAGTTCAACAAAGTAATGATGGACTTAACAGGAGCTTCTTTTGATGTAGCAACCAACATAGCACAATCAGTAGCGGACTTAGCAGATTCTGAAGGTGTTGCAGTTGGTAGAGTAATGAAAGATGTTGCTACCAACGCTGAAACATTTGCTAAATTCTCAATGGACGGAGCAGAGGGATTAGCCCGAGCAGCAGTAGAAGCAGCCAAGATTGGTGGTAGTTTAAGTGAAGTTCTTAAAGTAGCAGATGATGTATTGAAATTAGAAACAAGTATTTCAAATCAATTCAAAGCACAAGTCATTACTGGTAAACAAATTAATTTAGAAACTGCCAGACGATTAGCACTTGAAGGAGATATTGAGGGTCTAACAAGAGAAGTGCAAGACATTGTTCGTAATGTTGGTGATTTACAAACTATGAATGTTATTGAAAGACAATCCATAGCAGATGCTATTGGTATATCGGTTAGAGAATTACAAAGAATTTCTCGTGGTGAAGCAGCCCAACAACAAGAAACCGTACAAGATAAATTAAATGTAACGAATAAGTTGTTATCTCAATTAGATGAGAAAGCAGCAGCTGAATATGCATTATTAGAGGGTGGTATCGATACTAATGATGCGACAGTCAGGGTATTTACATAGGAATAAACAATGATAGAAATTAATCCACAGAAAATAGTATATGAAAGAGTTTCAACCACGCAAACTAATCCAACAAGGATAGTTAAAAATGTTAGTTCGGGTGGAGATTTTATCTTTCGTGGTGGATTAGCACTACAAGCAGAACTCGGTGCTCAAAACGTTAGACAATTTGGTAGATTTTTAAGAACACCACAAGGAGCAAGATTCATAGCTCAACAATTTTTACTACAAGGAGAAAATCCAACAAGAAGAAAAAATGTCATTACAAAAATAGGTGAAGATGAAGTCAAAGCACAAACAGCTGACCAAAATTCAAGACTATATAATCCAGGAGCACCATTATTAGCAAAAGCTTTACCACAAGAATTATCAAGAATAAAACCAAAACGACACATTGACTTAGGCAGAGCTGGAGACCCAGTAGATAGTGTTACTGATAAAGCAGTTAGATTTTTTGATAAAAATAAAGGTATAGGTGCACAATTACAAGTTCGTTATGGTGGACAACCCGGTTCGCCAGACTTATTTTATCCAACAAGAGAAGTAACTGGTAACCCGAACTTAGGGGACGCTAACACAGAACCAATAAGAGATTTCATTAAATTTAGAATTAGAGATGGTGTTAATGGTAGGTGGATTATTTTTCCAGCATTGTTAGAAGGTAATATATCGGACAATTCATCAACAACACCTACTGAATCATCATACATTGGTAGAGCAGATAAAGTTTATGTTTATGGTAATTACACACGAACCATTAGTTTTGCCGTCAACATTGTAGCATTAAATAAAAAAGATGTTCCTATTATTTGGGAAAAAGTAAATGCAGCAAAAGGATTGGTATTACCAGGATATAGAAAATATACAGATTTAGGTGGTGCTTTAAGACCGACATCTCCGATTTCTTATTTAACTTTGGGAGATTTATTCAACAATACACCAGGTTTCTTTACTTCGGTAAACTTAGCGATTCCAGAGGGTTCAACTTGGGAATTATCAGACGGAAGACAGGTTCCACACATTTGCACATTGTCTTTTGAATTTACATACATTGGAAAAGATTTACCATCAATGACTTCAATGCACTATGATAACATTTCAACAGACTTTCCATTTAGGAGAGAATTAGGATTTGGAAAAGGAAATGGTTTCAGAGACATATACGAATTGACACCAAAAGAGTTAATAGAGAAAAAACAGGAAGAAGATAAGAAGAAACAAGCTGCGAACCAAGGAGCAGACAATGCCTAATCGTTATTTAAAATCAAAAATATTCAAAGATGAAAATGGAACACGATATTTAAATCGAGTTGAGTATCCACCGATTCCAATGCGTGATACTGATATTTTTATTCGTGGTGTTTATGGTCAAACTTTTATGAACTTAGCAAGTCGTTATTATGATGATAAAAATTACTGGTGGATAATTGCACGAGCAAACAATCAATCGGATTCAGTTTTTATGGTTCCAGGTAAAGAGTATCGTATTCCACAAAGTCTATCTTTAATCTTACAAGAATACGAAGAACTTAACCGATAATGATAAAGCAAGGACATATTGATGGTAGAGTTCAAAAAGCTTTTGATAATAAAGTAAAATCTTTGAAAAAACAATTTGTTTCAAGTGATAATCAATTCTTTCCACTTGATAAAACTACCGGTTTTTTAGATATAACTACGGAAAACCCAATTGACCAAGAATTTTATCGTGCTACATTTGCAAAAGTTAGTGTAGCAGTTCCAGACATAGATGAATCAATTAATCAAAACAAAATCGTAAGACAACCAATCAGTTTATCGAGTTATATGAATGGTCCTGGACAGAACAGCATCATAGATACGGACAAAGATTTTTATAAATACAATAAAAATTCTGGTCCACTTTCTTTCAACCAGCGCTCTGGTGAGAAGCCACAACAAGGTGGGGATAATCGTTTTAGAGGACACTCTGGTATCAAATCAATCAAAGCAGCACAACAAGAATTCTACACATATCAATACACAATAGAGTGGGAGTGTCCAGACCCAGTATATTTTGACAAAGTATTTGAACCTGCCTTTTTAAAACTTGGTGCAGCAATAACATTGGAGTTTGGTTATGGTGATAATTTGGCAGAAGTCAAAATACCACCGATTACCATTGAGGATATGGAACGATATTTAAAGAGCCAAAAATTATCAAGTACACCAGAAACAATTCGTGAAAGAAATTTAAGAGCACCAGGAACTTATTATTGTGATATTGGAACGATAACAAAATTTGATTATAAATTAACTGAAGGTGGTGGATATGCAGGTAGTTTAATTGCACTAAGTATGGGGTCAAGTCCATTATTGGAAACAAATGATGTCGGTGATGTTTCGGATAATTCAAATGATGTAAGAAGACAAATTAATAATTTATCAAACTTTGATAAATTAAGTAGAGAATTATTTAATGAAAAAGGTGATGCTTTAACCGAAGAACAACAAACAGAAGTTTTCAAAAGTATTATTCAATCATCAACTGATGTCAAAACTTTACTAACTTCTGGTATTACATTTAATGCAGTGATGAAAAACATTGATAAAGTATTAGACAAGTATTTTGAAATAAATGGTGTTGAGGAAACAATTTATACAGGAGAGAGATACTATACCCAATCTAAAAATATATTTGGTGAAGAAGTAGGTGGTGCAAGACAATTTAATTTTAAGAATGAACCACCAGTTATTAAGAATAAATTTAAAGACGGAGCGATGTATTTTGACTTTGAAGTTGGCACCATATTGGGTTCAATAGCTGCAGCTTATGAATCTTTACAAACAGGAACAGCATCCGTTGTAGGTGGTGTCACAGGAATAGGTCTTGATACTAATACTGCACTACTTAATTGGTTGAACGGAAAAATTGAAGCTTTCGGTAAAGGCGCATCATTTAACGATGAGTACACAAAAAACACAAAACTACGAAGAAGATATCATATGTCTTGGGGATTTTTTGAAGACATCATATTGGGTAGTTTTTTTGAATTAAAAGCAAATGTAACCGAAGACTCAGACGGACAATACATTCAAAGAATTAGAAGTGTTAGTGAACAACTGGGTATCGTAGAAGATAATATAGGGGTTCCGGTTGTTGGAGACGCTGATACAGGTGAAACTTTATCATCATTACAATCTAATAAATGTATTTCATCAGAACACTTATATTCATTAGGATTAGATAAAGTTATGCTACCAGGTAAAACTCACTCATTACTATTAGACCCGTTGTCAAGATTAGAACCAGAACAAAAATCACAAGTTAGTTCCATTTATTCAGCAGAACAATTAAGAACATTAGATGTCATAAGAACGATTTATAAAATGTTTGATGATTATTATAACTCATTTAACATAGGTGATAAGGGTTCTATAAGAAATATGGTTTTTCCAGTTGAGTTATACAAAACACACTTTGAAAATTCATCATCATTAAGACAATCATTGGTTGATTTCTGGAATGATGTTAGTTCTATGTATGGTGGTTATTGGAGATTTGCAGTAGGTCAAAGTCCTGAAGACAATCTTACTATTGGTGTTAGTGATTTAAGATTAGCTCCACCAAATCCAGACGAGATTACCAATGATGAAGATTTACAAACTGAAAATGAAAAACAATTAGCAAAAATTAATAAATGTTATGTTTTTAATCTTTATAGTGAGGATTCAATCATAAAGTCATTTGATTTAAGTCTTGACATCAGTTCAGAACAAGCAGTTTTAGCTCGATATGGAAAATCAAAAGGAGACAAACCAAAAGGTAAAACAACAAGTTTATCAGATTTATCGGTTGAGGCATGGAATTTATTACATCAATCACCAACGGCAAAAGACCTTGAACAAAAAGGAATCACATTAGAAAAGTATCAAACTTTTTTAGAACTACAACCCGAAATATTAAAAGATTTATCATATCCTTCTGAAACTGGAAAGAGTAGAGCGTATGTAACCGGAGATTATAAACAAACGAAACCAAATCTTCCGGCTCCCGTTAGAGAGCGAAATGAAGACGGTATCACTTGGAAAGATATACCTGAAGTTGATGAGGATACTGCACAAGAACTTGAAAAAATAGATAATGACTTTTCATCATTGTATAAAGGTATTGGTATATATGATAAAAATGGAAATATGTCAAGTTTTTTCAAACAAACAATGTTGTATTTATTAAACACAGCAAAAATCATAGGTAGTGGTTCAATAATAACCACACACCCAATATTGATGCCAGTATCGATTTCAATGTCATTAGATGGAATTGGTGGTTTAAGAGTTGGAGATATGTTTAAAGTTGATTATTTACCAAAACCTTATCGTGAACACACTTACTTCATCATTACAAAAGTGGACCACTCAGTAGCACAATCTGGTTGGTCAACCGATATAGAAGCCATTATGCAAATGATACCGGAAAGTTATTTCAAAGCAAATCCAAATAAAGCTATATCTGCTCAAGCAGAAGATTTAATAGAATTGTTTTCATTTGAAAAACTAAACTTTGAAGATATTATCTCAAATATCGATGATACAAATGACTCAAAATTATCAGAAATGATAGACGGAATAACGAAAAAAATAGATACTGCTGATGAGATTATTAGGTTTCTTGAAAGTGGTGGAACACAAGGTAGGGTTCCAGGTAGTATGATAAAAATAGCAAAAACAGCCAGCCCAATTTTTGTTTTAGGGTTAGCAGCATCTGGTCAAAGTATTAACATTCCAAAAGGTTATGAGAAAACTATTAATAGTGGTTTTTCACAACTAGAAAGTATTCGAAAAACAATAGATTCTGACTTTAGAAAAATTAAACAATTGACAAATAACATTTCAGTATTTAAACAAACCGTTGATGACATCGAAAAAAATGTTGATAATGCCTATACCAGAATTACTTTCTTTTTAGATGATTATGATTTAGGAAAACAAGCAGCGAGAGCAGCATTTAATTTGGCACAAAGTAGGTCTCGAACTGGTGTAGTTTTTTAGTTAAATAAATTACATTTTGATTAACTAAATCAATACTTATAATAAATGGTTATAGTAAATACAGATATTCTATTAAACCAACTCAAACAACACATACAATCAAAACCATTTGTATTATTACAAATGTATTCAGATGTTCAAAAGCATCCACAAGAAAATCGTATTAGTTGTTATTGGGTTGATTTTCAATTCGAACAATACATTGTGCCGGTTCATCATACGGAACAATTCCGAGACAACTTACCAATGATTGAAACTGACCAAACCATTTATGTTCAAGACTTAAAACAATATCATCACAATACATTGGTATTTGGTAAAGACATTAAAGATATGAATTGGTCGTGGTATCAACAAACAAATCAACCATACGATACAGACCAACACTTAACCAACGCACATCATCATCAATACAGATTACATTATGATAAACAAAACATCAATGATGTAGTTCCTTTGGTGAAACACGCAGAATACTTTCAACCAATATCAAAAGAATTGTATAAGTCCTATGAACAACACGACCAAACCATATTAAAAACACTATACGAAATAGAACGAAACGGACTAAAAACCTATGAGAAGATAATATATTCAGAATATAATCCATTCACATCAACAGGTCGTCCAAGTAATCGTTTCGGTGGATTGAACTTTGCAGCACTAAACAAATCAGACGGAAGTAGAAAACAATTCATTAGTCGTTATAACAATGGAGTTCTGGTGGAAATGGACTTTGATGCGTATCACTTACGATTAATCGGTGAGATAATCGGTTATGATTTTCCCGAAACACCGGTTCACGAACATATGGCAGAACTATATGGATTACCTTATGATGAAGCAAAAGCACTTTCGTTTAAATATTTGTATGGTGGGATATCAGATGATGTGTCGGATAATCCATTTTTCTCAAAAGTAAACGATTATATTAAATTACTTTGGAACGACTACCAAACTAACAATTTTATCCAATCTTATATTTATAATAGAAAGATATATAGGAAAAATCTACACGATATGAATCCAAATAAATTGTTCAATTATATGATACAATTAATGGAAACAGAAAACAATATCAAGATTTTAAATAAATTAAATCCTAAATTACAACAATACAATAGTAAATTGATATTGTATAATTATGATGCTTTTTTATTTGACTTTGATACAAAAGACGGATTAGATTTTTTAAATATGGTAAAACAAACAATTGAAAGTGGTGGTAAATATCCAGTCAAGATTAGTCGAGGAGTAAACTATCACGATATGGACGACATAACGGAGAAGTTTAAATGAGTAAAATAAAAGAATTATCAAAAATCACTACTCGTTATACAAATAAAGAAGGTATAGCAAATCCAATTACACAAAAATATGATTTTAAAAAACCAACCGTAGTGAGTATGTCAAGACAAGATATGGAAACACTACACAACACCGGTAGATTAGAAATCGCTGGTATGACAATCATTTATGAAAAATAACTGGGATAAAATACTCAACGAGTTAAGTTATAGAGTTTCTTCTGGCATTCCAGATTTAACCAATGAACAACACTTAATGAAATTATGGGACATCTTAAAAGAACATAATTGGAATATTGATGCGCGTGTAGAATTATTAAAGAATTTAAATGAAAAAGCGGATAAAGTATATGTTCAAGGTAAAGGACCAGGTGGTGTAAAACTACAAGTCGGACCCCGAGGTGGTAGATATTATATGGGTGATAAGAAGACAGGTAAACCTGACCCAAGTGCCATCATAAAAACAACATCAAAAAAGAAAGTAAAAAAGAAAAAACTCTCTAAAGCACAACAAAAAGAGGAAGATAGAATAAAAAAACTCAATATTGAAAAAAGATTAAGTGATGCTAAAACTCCACAAGATAAGATGAAAGTTATCACAGATGTAACAAGTGTGGAACACGCTCGTGTTTATGAGGGAATATATGGACCTGGTGGTGGAGCAGCTACATACGGAGAAACAAATGGTTCAGAAGCAACCAATGATTTCTTTAGTGGAAATTTATCTAAATTAGGTGAAAAACCATCAAAACCAAAACCAAAACAAGAACATATAGACAGATTTAATCAAGGAAATCAAAAGACAAAACGAGAAGCTTATGCACAAGAACTCGGTATAGACCCTTATGATGATAATGACCCTAAACAAAAAGAGATGATTGTAAATGAGTTGGCTCGTAGAGAGACTTGGGTTGATTCTAAAATGGAAGAACACGAAGGCACCGGAGTTCAAAAAGATAAATTCAAGACTAAAAAAGAAAAAGAATCTCAAAAAGATTGGTTAAGAACGGCATTTGACACCGGTCGTTCAACCGCAGAAGATATTGAAAATGACCCTGATTATGGTGGAATATTAGAAGGAACCACACCACACTCAATGCTTATGTCAAAAGCAAATCAAAAATTAGTTAGAGACACACTAACAGAAGAAGCAAAAAAGTGTCAATTTTTATCAGGTAAAGAAAAAAAGAAATGTCAAGAACATCACGAAGAACAACTGAAAAATTTTGATGAAGGTATGTCAGACCACGATACAGGAACTATTTGGTATGATAAAGACGGAAATGTAAGATTTCTTAACACATCAAATAAAAAAACTAAATCTATGAAAGACCCACAATGGAATTCAACTGCAGAAGCAAGAATACCTGAAGTATTGAAAACTATGGGTGAATTAGCAGACTCGGGAGATTTTCCAGGTATGAATGAAAAAGAAGTCGCTGGAGTTATCAATAAAGGTCAAAAAGAAGCAACAGAAATTTCAGTTAATGCGGCACAAAGTTTAATGAGTGGTAAAGGTGCAAACATAGAAACTACACAAGGAGATAGTTCTGGAAACGGAGCAGACTCTGGTGGAATGTCTATTGTGGCAAAAAGATTACCAGCAAGGTCAGTATTTCAAAACGAGGATTCATATTTTGAGGGTGCTAAAAACCATAAAAAAACACAATCCAAACTGAAAGAACTTTATCCTGACACACCAGAGGGAGAATATTCTGATGAACAAGTTTTAGTCGCCATACAAGAAGTAAATAAAAGTGGAGAGGGAAGTTGGGGAACACACGGAAAGTTCCTTAATAAAGTAGGACAGATTTATAATGAGGTAAATGATAGATTTGAAGATATTAAAAAACAAAATCCAGATATGTCAGATGAGGATATTTACAAAGAAATAGAAGAAAGAAGTGATGGGGTTTATACCGCAGAGGAATTAAAACAAATTAGAGAAAGTGAAAATTTACAACAAGCAGGTAAATTAAATACTAATTATAAAACTGCTATGGAACGAGCACACGAAAAGGTTGTTAGTTCAGCCCTTGAAGCAGATGAAAAATATCACGAAAAAAATCCACCAGAAACTAATGAAATTACAGGTGAACCAGAAAACGGCCCACACGTCAGGGGTTATGTAAAGTCATTTATGACAGGTATGCATTGGGATACTTATATAGATAATTTAGACGGAAAGAAAAGTATTAACATAGGTGGTTATAATTTAAAACCTGCAGAATTTAGAAGTTGTCTCGCTGAACTTTCAGGTTATCCAGAGGAATCAAATCCACCTAACAAAGAGTGGAGAAAAGGTTTACAAGAACATTTAGAGAAGAATCTTAAAATTGATGCCGATACAAACGCAGTTAACATTAGAGGTAAAGACGGAGAAAAAACTAATTCATTAGCAGAAGATACTTGGAGAAGTGCCGGTGATGCTAAAAAAATAGCAGGTGGTTTAGGTGATGACTTAATAAGTTGTATTAAAAAGAAATACTCAAAAAGAAAATCTGGTCAAAGGAAGTCATAATGAAAACTCAATTACTATGCACCTTTACTTCTAAACCAAGATTAAACGATACCTTAGATATCATCATCACTTGTAATGATGTTTTGTATGAAAAAGTATATGTGTTTCAAAATGAAAATGATTTAGGACAATTAATCTGCACATATAACATTGAGTATAAATACGACTACGAAGAAAGTATCATTGATACTATATCACTTCACAGAAAAAAACAATCTAATACATTGTATACAATCAACGCATTAAACGAAGTCATTAGAGAAAAAAATGGTGGTGTGTTAGACAAATCATATATGGTGGATTGGAACGAGTTCAGCAATACATTGTTATTAACAAATGAATTAGGATTACAAAAAATCCCTACCAAAATCTACCAAA